GTGGACGTGTTGCCGGCGGCGCCCGGGACCGTGACCGTGATCGCGGTATTGGCCGCGCTCGCCGGCTTGCAGGGGCTGAATGTCAGGATGATCGGCGTCGCGGGAACCGTCGCGCCGGCCGGCATCGAATACTGGTAGGTCAGGGTATTGCCACCGGCGAGGCCGGCGAGCGTCACGAGCGCATTGTTGATCGCGGTCGCGCCAAGGCCGGTGACCGAAACATCGCAGACGAAATTGAAGACGTTCGGCGTAGCGGCGAGCGAGGCTGCGGCCGTCGTGGTATCGGCCCCGCTGAAGACGCCCGTGACCGACGTTGCGCCGTTTGGAAACTGGCTACCCGTCGAGGGCACCGAATTGCAGGGCACCGCGTTGCCCGAAGTGTTCGGGCACAGCTGCACCGCGGAGCCGACAACGCCGTTTCCGGGCGTCGGCCATTGGCTATCCTTGTTGGCCTGTCCGAACGCCGCGGTAGCCCACAGGAAGGCCGCAAGAAGAACGCCAACCTTTTTCATCATGCGGCCCTCCGTGCGGACTTCGCGGCCGGTTTCGGCTGCCTCGCCTGCTTGCGTTTCTGTTCGTGCTGGATGCGCATCGTGGTGCGCTGTTCGGCGAGTTCTTCCATCTTGTATTGATGCTCTTGCGCCGAACGCTCCATCTCCAGGCGTATCCGCTGGATCTCCGCCGCGTTGCGCTCGCGCTCCATCTGCTGGTCTACCTGGGCCTGCGCCTGGTCCTGCTGCGCGTTCATCATCTCGGCGCGGGCCTGAATTTGGGCCTTGGCGACCTCAAACTGACCCTTCTGCCCGGCAACCTGCCCCTTGATCTGTTCGGCCGCGACTTTCGGGTCGGGCTTCTGTGCGGCCTCTTGCGCGGCCTGCTGCATCTTCGCCTGGAGGCTTTTCTTGACGCTCGATGGCATCGGCATCAGTTCAAGCTTGATCTGCCACGGGACGGTCGGATCGTCCTTGAGCATCTCGTAGGCATCCTGGAGCAAGTTCGCCGCGTCCGGGCCTTCGTCGAGGATGATATCGACGTCAAGCGAGCCGAGAGCGTTGGTGATGACCGGCTGGCCCCACTGGTTGAGGCCAAGCTGATTGATGCCGAGGAACTGCTTCACGCCGTCGTTGTCGGTGACGCGGACCCAGCGCTCCGACTGCCAGACCGACTGGACGGTGTTCCAGATCGCGCGGTACACGCGGATTTTCCAGGCGCGATAGTTGCGCAGGAACGTGCCGATTTCCGCGATACCGGCTTTCTGGAGTAGGTTGATCGCGACGCCTGAGTGAGCATCTTGCGCGGAGTCCTGGCCCTGCAGGATGGCTGGCGAAATGTTGGCGAATGAGTCAATCTCGTAGCGGGCGTCCTGAAGGAGCGTCAGATGAGCTTGCAAGTCGCTGTTCTTGTCCGCCGGTTCGGGCTTTTCAAATCCGGGGTTATATTCGACCACGCCATCGGGCCGCGCTGCCTCCCTCCGCGTAGTCTCGACATCGTCGACTGCGCCTTTCTGAAGGGTCAGGCGCGTCACGTTGGAGATATGCAACGCTTTCGAGCGGCGGGCGTTGATTTCGTCCTGGGGGCCTTTGAGATTCCGGGTGAACCCATACCTGTCGCCATCGTGATCAACAGCGGCAGAAAACATCACGAACCGTGACATCGGCCGGCGCCGCTCGTCCCGGAACGGTGACACGCCTTCGGCGAGCTTGATCTGGCTGCAGTAGAACATCCAGAACCATTTGCCCTTGTGGCGGTACCAGTGCTCCACAAGGCGGACGCGCTGTTCGTTGACGTAGACCCATTTGAACTCGCGGTCTGAATGCGTGGTCAGGTCGAAGCCTGTTTCCACCATCAGGGAGCGGAGTTCGTCTTCCTTGTCGGGAAAAAGCTCGATAGCGGCCTCTACATCAAGCCACTTAGCGATCCCCATCCACCGGGCGTCAGAAAAGTCGGGCTTGAACGATCGCGGGTCGTAGAAAAAGTCATCACCGAAGATAAAGTCCATCCCGACGTCGGGATCTCCATGATCTCCTGGGATGAGCTTGAGTTCAACACCTGCAATGCCCTCGATGCCAGCTTGCGTAGCGCAGTAATTATCAAGGAAATACCACTCATTCGAGTCCAGCACCGTCCGAACGCATTGTGTCGCGACTTCCGCGCCGTCCATGTTCTTCGGGTTGCGCGGGAAGGCTTTCGGGTCTTGCCGCAGCCGCAGCATCAGGCCGGCAATGGAGTCGATCTTTCGCGCCGTCCGGTTGATGGTGATGATCGGCTGCCGGCGCTCGCGCAGGATCCGGATTTCCTCCGGTGTGTACTGGGCCCCGTGGTAGTAGTGGCGCGAGAGCTTCTGTTCTTCGTACTCCTGGACCTTGGCCGTCAGATAGTCGAGATACTGCTGATGCAGCCTAGAGACCGGCAGGAAGCCTTCTTCGTCGCCATCCCAGTCGAATTCGTCGGGGCTGTTGGTCGACCAATTGCCGACGGTGCCCGACCGGGAGCGATACCCGGTTGGCTGGGGAGCGCGTACGACCATGCAGGGAAAACCATGAATCCGGATTGGATGTCAGACAGGATCGCGCCGCCCCACCGGCGCTATATGCGCGCCTCCAGCGTCACGGCTGCGGTGATGCAGATCGTCTCGCCGCATATCATCGCGGACCATCAGGACAGGCTGCGCGACGTGGCCGATGATCTGTTGAGGCTATTCCTCGAATCCGGCGCGGAATTCATTGACGACAGCGTGCGCGCGGAGGCCGGTTTGGCGCCCCGTGACGGACGCGGCTGGACGGCGGTTGAGCTTGCCGCCTATGAAAACCGGATGACGATGGCGATGCTTCAGCCGCTGGCCCCGGTCATCCTGCAGCGAGATCCCAAAGACGGATAGGGTATCTCAGCGAGCCATTGCTCTTGCTTGCGCTCGCGCCACGTTTCCAGGACGTCGCGCAGCTCGGCGGCGTTGCCGTAGCCCTCGCCGATCATCGCCATGACGATGGCGGCCCCATACTCGTGCACGAGCGCCCGCATCGGCTTTGAAAGCCGATCGAGATAAGCCATCAGTTCTGCGGAGTTCGGGTCGGGCGCCTCAATTGAGGGCGGCGTCGTGTTCACGCATCTGCCGCTGCAGTTCTTTGTCATAGGCCCGCAGCTCCGCGCCGAACTCATCGAATACGCGCGTGTCCTGGTCCGCGTTGATGCGGAAAGCGACGGTTCGAAGCGTCTCGGCAATGGCGTTGAAAAACGCGAATCGGATCGTCCGTTGCGTGCCGGGGCTGTACTTCTCAAACCAGGGAAGCGCGGAGAACTCCGACCACATGGCTTCGATGGTCGGATAGATCGTGGTTTCCGTGATCGCGGCTTCGTCGGCGATCGGCACGTCGACCTGGGGCGCGCTACGCGACTTGACCGAACGCGCGGGCGGTCGCTTACGGTTCCGCATCAGCCCTCTCAAGGTCCGTCGTCCAGCGGTCGGACTGTCCGGCGCCGGCGATCCATTGCTTGACGCGCACCACAACGTCATCAGGCGAGTCGTAGTGAAACGGCGCATCAGCCGTCAGCGTCGTCCGCTTTCCGCCGAACTGGAGCGTCAGGCCGTATGACTTCGGCTGTTTGTCGGAGTCGACCTGAGTGAAGGCGTGAACGCTCGCGCCGGTCCCGACAAGGCGCTGATTGACCTCGTTCGCGAAGGCGTATTCTTCGGCCGTCGCGGGGGCAATCTTGAGCGTCATTTGATCGGCCGATTGAAGAACGCGCGCAACACGAGGGCGCCAACCAGCACGAAAACGGCGACACCGGCAAGGTACATGCCGACAGCGTACAGGAGAAAATCGATTGCGCTCATGACAGCTTCACGCTCGATTGCACGTCCGTGATGTCTTCCGTTGCCGCCTGATAGCCGTCCCGCGGCGCGTCCGGCGCCTTGACCGTCCGGGTCCACGGCCGCGATGAGCAGGCGTAGCGGGCATCGTCGGCCGCGTGGTCCTCGCTCTCCGTGTCCAAGTCTTCCGGCCTTGCCGGATCGTGCTGCAAGACCGGAACCGTTCTAATGAACGCCGTACACGTTGAGAAAACGTAAAGCATCGGACATCCGGTCGGCCTGCCTTTGTCGTCGAGGATACCTATGATGCGTCCGCGCATCTGGTCCCAGCCCGACATGGGGCCGCGCTTGTCTTTCGATTCCCGCGTGTTCACGCGGGTATTGTCGGCCTCGCGGAAGGCCGGCATCTTCGCGGCGATCAGGGCGCGGTTGATGCGCTCGGCGATCGACGGGCCGCCATCGACCTTGAAGGTGGACGGGTCGAGTACGCCGTACGCAAGCCGCGGGTCGATTCGCTCCCGCTCTACAAGTCCTGCCCCGACCTCTTCGGCGGTGAGCTTGAGTCCTTTTCCTCCCGAGGCGGGGTCGGTTGATCCATACCACTCCCGGTATCGGACAAGGGCACCACGCGGAAGCACACGAGGCCGCTCTGGGGTACGTAGATCCCCGGAGCCATCGACAAGCTGGTAGTCATCCTGGACGACGGCCCACCATCCGAAGCTGAATGGCGAAGCTGATCCCCAATCGCCAGACCTAAAGCGAACCCAGCCGCGAGGCACGCTAAATGGAGCGACAACGTTGTTGATTGACCAGCAGTCAAAGAACGCTCCCTCAATCGCGGTCCAATCCCCATCGAGCCAGGCCTTTACGAGCTGGGCAGAGCCGACCAGGTGCAAGCGGTCTATGTAGCCCGGATCGCGCTCAAGGAGAATCCGGTTGTTGCTGATGCGGCTGGGGATAACCGCGACGAGATGATGCGAACCGTTCGGCAGCTTGCGCTTGAGGCAGCGCGGCCGGGCGGGAAAAGGATGCAGCTCGTAGCGGCCCCTAATCCAGTGCTGTCCGGGGCCTCCGGGGTTGCCCGTGAGGATCATCTGCACCGGGACGCCGGCAGCTGACCGCAGCACCGCGAACAGCTTCCAGATGACGTCAGGCGAGGCGTAGAGGCCCGCCTCTTCGATCCACACGTCTGTCAGGTTTCGGCCCTGCCAGGCGTCCGCGTCGCGCGGTGAGTCCAGGTAGCCGAACCCGATGCGGCCGCCGTGAGGCATCCGCCAGGCACCGTTGACCATCCGGGCGCCCAGGAGCGTATAGATTTCGCGCGACCGCTCGATGGCGTCCTCCGACGCCACCATGGTCCGGCGGAACATCATGGCGTTGAAGGCGGGACCATAGCGGGCCTCCTTGATGGCCCACTTCCCGAGAACCCCGTCAGTCTTTCCGCCGCCTCGAGCTCCCCCGAAGAACACTTCCGGCAGGTCGCACTCCACCAGCGCGCTTTGCGGGCCGGGCTGGGGCGCCCACGCGAGCGCGTGGTGGCTTGGGCTCTGCCATAGGCTCGACCGGCTCAGTGCCGCTGCCGCTTCGCTCATCGGCGTATTTGGCCGCCCATTCCTCGGGGCTGATCGGCTGGGCCGACATCACGTAGACGGGCTTGATCGACACATCTACCGCCGCCCGCGGCGCGCCGTGGCCGTAGGCCAGGATGATCTTCGCTGCGGCGACGCGCTGGTCCGGATCGTCCAGCGACTTCACAAGCGCCTTGAGGGCGGCTTCGGTGTATTGCTGCGCCGCCTGGCGCAGATCGGCGCCGATCTTGTTCGGCGTGCCGGCGACCCGGCCGCCGGTCTTGGGCGTGCCCTTGGGGCGGCCTGCCATCAGCCCTTGCCGCTGGCGCCCGTCATCTGCGGCGACAACGCGGCCTTCTGCGCACGGAAATGGTCAAGCCCCGCCTGCAGGCCGGTGAGCATGACGGCGTGCGGATCCGGCGTCGCGACAGCCCCATGCGCAAAGCACGGCTTGCCATCGATGGTGACTGTAATGTTGACGTCGTGCAGCATGGATCCTCCAGAACGCAAAAGGCCCCGCATCGCGCAGGGCCTCTTATCTCACCCATAACAGCGTTGCTGCCGGGTTAACCGGGTCAGGCTTTCTTGGCCCGGGGCTTCCGGGTCTTTGCCGGCGTCTTGGCCCGTGCGGGTTTGGCGGCCTTCTTCTTCGCGGCAGCTTTTGCCATGATGGATACTCCGTTGTGAGCGCCCCTCACTTCGTGCGCTCACAAACGATCACATCTAGCGGTGCTCTGCAACTCTCAGGTGGAAAAACAGGTAGCCATCCTGAAAGCAGACACTATTGGGCTGCGGCAGGATATGATTCGGTCGAGAGGCGAATTCCGATGCGGTCCAGGGCATGGCAAAGAGCGACCCGAAGAAGCGTGCAGCGCGACGCGCGGCCTATGCGCGGTGGCGCACAAAAAATATAGAAGCGGCTCGCGCTAACAGCAGGCGGTGGGTTAACACTGCCGCTGGGCGCAAGAGCGCTGCTATAAGCAAACAACGCTATCGAACGCAAGCGAACGCCTACATAGACGAATATTTGCAGCGCCATGCATGCATCGATTGTGGTGAGTGTGACCCTATTGTCCTAGAGTTTGATCACAGAGATCCTGCGCAGAAGGAATTCGCGATTAGCAGGCTGCGCACCATCCCCGTCTCTTTTGCGCGGCTCAAAAAAGAGATTGCCAAGTGCGACGTGCGATGTGCCAATTGTCACCGACGCAAGACTATCGCCAAAAAGGATTGGAAGGGGGCTGCAAAGCCAGCCACACCGCGTTCGGTCCAGTTTGAGCTATTCGATTGACGGCTACCACTCCTTGCGCGCAACTCTTTCAGCTAAAGACAACCTGCGGCTCGCCGCTCTCCAGCGCGTCGTCAAACAACAATCGCGCAAGCTTCGGGTCGTGCTCCGCCTCGATTTTCAGGACGTTGGAGAGCCGCACCAAAAGCGTTCCGTCAGCCTTCACGTTGATGATGACGGGCAGGCCCTTGAAGGCGTCCAGCGCCTGTTTTGCGCGTTCGTTGATGTTCATCACGCAATCACCTTCATGCCCTTGTGGTCATAGAGATTGCAGCACCAGTCAGCCTGGACCGGCTTGCGGTGCAGCTTGGGATTGTCGTTATGGCAGACGCCGCGGTCGAAATATTCGCACGTCCCGCATTTGAACGGGACGCCCTTGGCGTTCTGAGAGAGGGCGACGGGGCTTGAGGTCTTGGCCCCGGTGATCATGTCACCAGCCGCGATTGAGATAGACGCTATGGCCGAACAGCGTTTGCCGGGCGGCCTTCGCGACCGCTTGCGGCACGGATAGGCGCCGCCCGCCCGTCCCGCAGCAGCGAAAGAAGCGGTAGAGCCACACGAATTTGCGGAGCTTCTTCACTGCGTATCCCGCCCGCCGCCGCCGTAAGGGCCGCCGGTCTTCGCAATCGGCCCCTTCATTCTGACGTTGCCGGTCTTGGGATTCGACGCCGAAACGCCGCCGCCCTGCGGCCATGTCTTCTTGTTCTCCGGGATTGGATCAGCCGCGACCTTGACGGCCGACTCAGGCTTGCCGATGCCGCCGCCCTTGGACACTGAGCCGACCGCGCCTTTCTTGGACTGCAGGGCGGACGCGTCGACATGGTCGCGGTGCATCGGCGTGCCGCCGGGGACCTTGCCTTCGTCCTTCGCCTTGCCGTCGAAGGCGGCCATCTTGCCCTTCTGCGGGCGCGTCTGGCGCAGCACTGAAAGCTTGGCGTTGGCCTTCTTGGCGGCCTTCGGGCTGATGGAGCCCGCGAATCCATAACCCATGACAGTCACTTTCCGTATTTGCGCTGGAGGTCCAGCCGCCGGTTCCTCATCGTCTCGCGCGATACGCCGTATTCGGCGGCAAGCTCGCCGTCATCCATGCCTTGCGACATCAGGTCGAAAAGCTCCCGCTCGTGACCGTATTTGCGCTGCAGGGCCGGGCGTTTTTTCGCCACAGCCTGAGCGCTGACACCGAACTCGGCGGCAATGTCGCGGTCGCTCATGCCGCGATACATCATATCGAACAGCGCGCGCTCATTGTCTTCGCTGGCGGGAGGCGCAGCCGGCTTGGGATTGCCCGAGCGTCGGGCCATCGTGCCGTCCGGCAATGTCTCCCATTCGGAATGGACGGGTGTCACGCCCATGCCTTCGGCGCTGTCGGCGTCTTCTGCCGCCCGCATCTTTTTGAATTTCTGGCTTATGGCCGCATCCGACACACCGCGCTCTTGCGCCATCTGCGTTTGCGTGAGGCCGCGCTGTTCCATGTCGCGCAGCGCATCAGCGAGGGCTTCGTCGGGAAGGTTGTTGGGTCGGAACGGCTCAATGCCGTGTTGCTTCATCACCTGAGAAATGAGCGATTTGCTGACGTCGAAATGATCCGCTATTTCCTTGAGCCCCTTGCGGTCATCGTTGAGGCGCCTGAGCTGGCGCAGGCCTTCGCCGCCTTCCTGCCAGAACCCGTACGCACGGCCGACTTGCCGGGCCATTCCGACGGCCGGGCCGCCGCCGGTGACTGAGAGCGCATCATTGAAGGCCGGGCTATGGATGACGTCGTTGGCGCGGTCTGCCCACTCGGGCACGTCAACCTCGCGGCCCTTCAGGAGGCCAACCACACCGCCGCGGGCGAAGTCACCAACGCCCTGCTTGAATGTCTCCACATTGGCGTTCGGCTGTTGCGGCCAGTGTGTCATGGCGCGGGCTGCCGCGTCGTCTGAAATCACGCCGCGGGCAATGAGCTGGTCAATGTAATCAGCCATGGGCGGCCCACCATCCGAGCACCGCAACGCCCGCGTCCTTGACGATGCAGCCCGCGTAGTAGAGTGCCATCGGCCATGTCGGGCGATTGAGCGAGAACATGACGGTCAGCGCCGCATAGAAGCCGAGCAGCACGAGCTGGACGACGAAGGCGGACGTCATTTGCCGCGGAGCGCCGCAACGGTGGTCGTGAGCTTGTGGACACCGCCCGGCGGATCGCCCTTCTGCAAGAGCTTGTCGATATCGACTTCGTGGGAAGGCGGCTGGCCGTCGGTGTCCCAGGCGAGCAGCAGCATCTCGACCCGGTGATGGGTGATCAGGGCGACGATCTTGCCGGGGTGCGCGGCGACGGCCTCCGAGACGCCATCGAAGGCGCGGTCGCGGAACTGGTTGAACGACTCGCCCTCGGGAACCGGCGTATCCGGCTTGTCGCGGGCGTAGACCTCGATCTTCGGCAGCGATTCCGGTGTCGATTTGCCGGTGAAGATGCCGAGATCCCACGGGCGCAGCTTGCGGGAAAAGGTGGGAATCAGGCCTATGCCGCGGCCTATGATTTCGGCTGTCTCTTTGGCGCGGTCGAGATCGGATGCGACGATGGCGCCCACGCCCTTGCCGCGGAGCTTCATCGCTGCCTGGCGGGCCTCCTGGCGGCCCTGGTCGGTCAGGGGGACGTTTGACCAGGCGCGGATGCGGTCGACCGAGTTGCCGCTTTCCCCGTTGAGGCTGGTCGCGCCGTGACGCACAACGTAGAGCGTAACGGTATGGACGAGCTTGTCGCCTGCCGCGCGCGAGATGACGCCGCGGCGGGTGA